TTAGAGATATTAGGTACTGCGTCCTTGGAACACTGAGCAGGGAACAGGGATTATGTTCCTAATCCCCCTGAGATATTATTTTGCTTAATAGCTTTTCTTTCTCCCGCGTGCGGGCACGCTATATACTACTTACTCTTAATAAGGATGTCTATTCTATCGGGATGATTTCCCCTGGTTCCCTTAGCCGGGTCACATTCTATGATCTCATTAACACGGGAACCTGGACTGATCGAGATATCTACTTTATCAGTTGTAACACCAATATATAGATAGTTATCATTTGCACAACAAGCTGGTTGTTTAAGACATAAGATCTTCATATTAATACCCTCCTTTCCTCGCAAAGATTAAACAACAAGAGAACACCACAGCACCCATTATATTAATAAAAGGGAACATAGTGCCATCTGATCCCATCAGGCTGATACCTACAATAAAACAGAGACTGAAACATATACCATTCATTGGGTAGGTCCTTTCTAATTCATTTTCAATCTAACTACCTTAACATAATCTAAACCTTTTCGCCAGATAAGAACATCCGCATTTAATGTGACAGGTTCAGTATCCATTTTCTTCTTACAAATTGCCAGGTATGCCTTATGACTGGCATCACGGTAGCAACTGTAGGCATCCCTGGTTAACATCTTATAACCTTTGGGACTACTCCCCTGTATTACAATCCAACAATACTTTGGTAATTGCATGATTCTGCTCCTTTCTATATGTAAATGGTTGTTTTCACCTTCCCAACCCCCTCCATCTTATAGACTGAAGGGGGTTGATTGGGTTCAAAATGGGGTTAGTTTATTTTTTGGTGGGTTTGGTATTGGCCTTTTTCTTCTTGTCAGCCTTGGGAGCCTCAGGTTTATCAGCTTTCTTCTCAGGTTTTTTAGCCTTTTTATCAGTTTCGATTTTGGCCATATCTGTTTTATACTGTTTGGCTGCCTCTTTATGATCCAGGTAGTAGTAAAGTTTGGTAATTCTGGAGTATTCAATTCGGAGGGGATTTTTAACCCTGGTGGCATTCTTCAGAATACTGACTCCAACCGATACATTTTTATTATCTGCAGGTCTTTTCACTTCCTGTCTGGTCAGGTCAGTATTTATGGCATCTACCAAATCCTCTATTTTGGCCACCCCGTGGGCGAAGAAGTAAGCAGACATAATTTTCTGGTAGGAGTTTTTGGCAGGTCCTGCCGATTTCTTTTTCTTGGAAGTTTTGGTGGCCTTACCATTTAAGACGGACTCCCAGCAGGAACAACCAGTCTGCAGGGATTTATTTAACTGACCTACAGGGCAGCCGGCAGTGGATTGAAATTTCTCACAGACCTTAGGGTTGATCTGGGATTCTTTTTCTTCACACCAATGACTCTTACCGGAAAGATGGAGGGTAGATACCTTTAAGGCATTAGCCTCAAATTCTTTAGCAGTTAACTTATGGTCTTTTTCTCTGGCCTCATTTGATCTGGCTGACTTTGTCATTTTCTAATCCTTTCTATTTAGAGGGTTATTATTCTGTTTTCCTGACCTACCATTAATATAATCATTAAATGACAATTGTAAACCCCATAATATGATTATTTTAATTAAAAAGATACCCGACGATGTTAATCGGGGGCATAATTATTCTTATGAATATTACCAGTGCATTAAAATCAAGGCGTAAAGATTTAAAGGTATCAGATAAATTAACTAATCATTTAGATAAAATAAATGGGCGTCCTTTAGAATTTTCTGAACAAATTGGAGAGTTTATCCTGACCTATATATCCTTAGGTTATACAATGGATAATATCTGCACTAAATTTAATAATATGACTAAACAACCTAATTTTCTGAATAGGGTTAAAATATATAGGTGGCTATCTAATCAAAAATTAAAGAAGTTCAGTGCGCAGTTCTTACGCGCGAAAGAAATGGCAACGGTAGGAATACTGGATGGTATAATCGACAAGGAGAAAGATATTGAAAACTTAACCCTTGAATCCAAGGCAGGGCGGGTTATACTGGAGTCTATGAGATGGAGGGCCAAGGTCCAAAATCCTTTATACTTTAACCCTGTCAACAGGACTGAACTCCAAGCTGATCACACCTTTAAGATAACCACCTTAATGCCTGAGCCTACTGCCCTGGTGGAGGATGATGTGGTTGATGCGGAGGTGATAGAGGATTAAGGTGGGTGCCATACCATATAGGTATACACCTAATCGGTGGTTCTTAACTGGGTACATGGGGGTAGGACCCGGGGCAATAAGGCATACACCTCGGTCATTAAGGTATATGCCAAGGGGGTGGGGGTGGTCAGAGGGTGGAGGATTATGGACAGAGTTATGTGGCCCTGGGATACTCACAACATATTATAAGAAACGCGAAAAAAGTTGGTCGTGCGATGCTCTTCAATATGTCCACCTATATTATATACCAAATTTATTGGAACTTGCTAATGTAAGGAAAGGATAATAAAAATGGGATTTATAAATCATCATCTAACTGAGTTGTCCAAGGGCAAAACATTCATCACCACAGACATGGTAAGAGAGGCAAACTTCCTACAATTCAAAGAAGATAATTCTTATTACTTTGAAGAGTATTCCCAGGCCCGAGGACCCAGCCCATCGTACCTAGATGCTTGTTACGGAGCAATGGGCGCCGGAGCATTATACAACCCGTTCCCTAGTTTTACACCATGGTACAATTAACCCAGTTCCTAGAACCCATATACCCACGCAATAAATCAATCGAAAAGGTACTATGGAAATAGAAATAGACTATACTCCCCAGCCGAAGCAAGCCCAGCTTCATGCCTCCCCTGCCAATGAGATATTGTATGGGGGCGCAGCAGGTCCCGGCAAGAGCCATGCTCTGAGGTTCGAGGGCCTCTCCTGGTGTTTAAGAATTCCAAAAATACATGTTTACTTATTTCGGAGAATCTTCCCCGAATTAGAAAAGAATCATATAATCCCATCATTAGAAATGTTTCCAAAAGAATTAGGGAACTATAAGGACCAAAAAAGAAGATGGGAATTTCACAATGGATCAATGCTACATTTCTGTCACTGCCAATATGAAAACGACGTATTTAACTATCAGGGAGCTGAGATTCATCTTCTTCTAATGGACGAACTTACAACCTTTACGGAGTTACAATATGACTATCTTAGAGGACGTGTTAGATGTGCTATGGACATTCCTGAACAATATAAGCACAAAGTTCCTGGAATTATTGCTGCGTCTAATCCCGGGGGAGTAGGTCATGAATTTTGTAAAAGACGTTGGGTAACATTTACAAACCGGGGGGAGATACCACTTAAAAGAGCTCCTAAACGAGAAGGCGGTATGCTAAGGCAATACATCCCTGGAAAACTTGAGGATAATCCTATTCTAGTGGAACGTGACCCGGGGTACATACATAGGCTTGATGCACTCCCTGAACCCTTTCGTAGTGCTTATAAGGATGGGGATTGGGATATTTTTATTGGGCAAGCATTTCAGTTTAACAGGATTAGTCATGTCATACCCCACACAGAGACTCCGTTTGTTCCTGATGACGCGCCGATATATATGACTATGGATTGGGGTTATGGAGCACCTTTTTCCATAGGATGGTGGTGGGTTGACGGGGATAATAGAGTATATAGATTTAAGGAGTTTTATGGTTGGAACGGGACTCCTAATCAAGGGCTTAGGTGGGAAGATTCGCGTATAGCCGAATATATACTTGAGACCGAGAAGTCACTTGACATAAGGAAAGATCGTCCTATTAGATTAGCTGGGCATGACTGTTGGAACAAGAAGCCAGATTACAAGGGCGGGGGCCAAGGGCCGAGTACTGCGGAAGTATTTGCTCATTTCGGTATATATCTTAATAAAGCGGACAGTACACGAGAAATTAAGATTAGGGCATTTAGGGAAAGATTAAAGATTCCCGGGGAAGGGGAAATGCCTATGATGATGGTATATGCTTGTTGCGAGAATTTTATAAGAACGATTCCCCTGCTCCAGATGGATATTACAAAAAAAGAAGACATAGATACGAAGATGGAAGATCATATTTATGATGAGGCCTGTCACATTTGTATGGCCCGCCCTTATGGGAATAAACTCAACCCCAGTCGTACGTCCGAGACAGATAAAAGATTGGACGAACTAGAGAAAAGAGGAGGGCGGGATAATTTTGTTGCAACGGCTGAAGCAGAAGGTATAGTTGCTGAGGCAGCAATCGTAGATCATTTTGAAAAGGAGATTAGTGGCGGGTCGGACCCATTTGACTATCAAGAAGAGGGTGATAACATGTTTGATACTATTTAACAATAGAGTGGACAACCCAGATAAACACCATTAAAATAGAAAGGTATATTATGGAAATTGAAATATTAGTATATGTAATTTTAAACTCCGTGCTGATTGCTGGTTCTGCTATTGGCTCTATGGTCCTAGGGTTTAAAATGGGGAGAGCGACAAGAGATGAAAACGTAGATATCTTAACAAAGACTATATCCGAAGAGTCCAAAAGTAGCTTAGACACTCCGGATATTTTTTCTGAACATGTAAATGACGGAGAGGGGGTCGATCATGACGCAAGAATCCGAACAGTTTAATTTTGAAGAAGATGGAACTCCCCTATCACGTCCCTCTGGTAAACAAGGTGCGAATTTAGTAGCAGCTCCTGATACCGGTGAAGAAGATGAACTTGTAATAGAAACAGTAAAATGTGAAATATGTTCCGAGGTCATAGGGAAATGTAAAATGGAAAATTTTGCAGTTCCAATGACTGGTTTTATGTTCATTTCTAAAGACTCCAAGCATGGTTACCCTAGGCCCTTTGTCCGAGATTTCCCTTGGGTTGATCTTAGATGTCCTATCTGTCACAACCGTCCTTTCAAGAACGAAAATTTCTTTATGAATGCTGAAGATGAACGCTGTGGGAATTCCATAGAATGTGACGTCCCAGGCTGTGGAAAATTCCTTAAGAATAAACTTGCTTTGTATGGGCACAGAAGTGCAGCACATAGGAGTAAAAAATGACGATACCAACGCTCCCGAATGACAATACTCAAGAAACAGTTAATAACACACCTAAGAATCAAACAGCAGATTGGGGTAATGAATTAATCCCTCCAGAAGGACACGAGAAAGTAGGGGTTAAAGTATTTGAAGTTTTGGATGAAGTTCTTAGTGATAAAGAGATGCGGGGACTATCTAAGAAGTGGACCAGGAACTATGAACTTACTCGCAATAAACACTGGAAAAAAAGGTCCTCGGCTAAAGTCTCCTTGGTCTCCGCTAATTTGATCTTCGCGCATCGCACGCGTACCATTAATCTTCTCACTGATAACAACCCCACTTTTAATGTAAGGAAGTACGGACGGGTTGGGGAAGAGACCGATGTGTATCAATCCTTGTTACATACGACCGAATTCTGGTGGAGAGACACAGAACAACAGCACATATTTGAATTGTCAGTCAGCAATGGTGAGACATATGGCTGTACTATTGAGAAAGTTAGATTTGATCCTGATTTAGAAGCTGGACTAGGAGAAGCCGCAACAGATCTGGTGGACCCGTTCTACTTTGGTATGTACCCAGTAGACACTTTGGATAATCAAAAAGCTATGGCTAATCTGCATTACTATCCAATGACTGTTCGTGATGCTAGAAGAATGTGGCCTGATAAAGCTGATGATATTAAATCAGATAGAGAGATCCTAGAATCACTGGGAGATGATCGAGAGGAAATGACCTCGTCGGGTGGTAAAGCTGGGTGGATTTCTTCAGTCTCTAGTGTGTTAAAGAATTTCGTATCTAATGCTGAAAGTACTAATGATGATGAAGGGGAGAATAAAACTCTTATCGTTGAAATGTGGGTAAAAGACTATACTATAATTAACGAGAAAAAGGATATATATAAGGATATGGTGGACTTAGCCGGGGAATTAGTTATAGACCCAGAAACAAGTGCCCCGGTCCAAGAATATGTTGAGACAGAAGAACTATCCTATCCTAAATATGCTGGTAACATCCGTTGTATATGGGCATGTAACGGTGGGAGGACCATACTAGAGGATAAAGCGAACCCCTCCATTAACCCCGAACTGCCTCTTGAACAGGCCATGCAGACCTATCTTTTTGAAAAATTCCCCTTTACCTTAACACAAAGCATTAGTGACACGACGGACCCATGGGGTATGTGTGATATTGATCAGCTCGATGCTTTGCAAATGGAAGTGAATAAAACTATATCACAGTTCACTATGGTCAAGGATAAAGCTGCAAGACTCAAATTAATCAATCCTAAGAACTCAGGAGTAGAAAATTCGGAATTTGATAATGTACCTGGTGTTATTAATCCTACTAATGATGTGGTCGCACAAGCTATTAGATATGTTGATCCGCCTACTATGCCCATAGATATTGTAAATGGGTTGGCTATGTTTAAAGAACTGTTCTTCTTGGTTGCGGGTTCTTTTGAACTGGATCAGGGAAAAGAATCTGGTAAGGACGTTATTGCTTATAAGGCTATTGCAGCTTTGATAGAACGTGCTTCCACAATGCTTAAAGGTAAGTTAAGAAACTATTCCAAGATGATTCGCGAAAGAGGCAGGATGTATTTGTCTCACGTAATGAACTGGTACACGGAAGAACGCTGGATCACATTTGAAGAGAATGGGGAGGAAATATCCCAGGCAATTACTGGTAGTAACATGGTTGCTCCGGCTAAACTGGTTGTCGTTTCCGGATCCACGATGCCTATATCTAAGGTACAGGAACGAGAAGAAGCTCTTGCACTATTCCAAATGGGGGCAATTGATCTTGAGGAACTTCATAAAAAACTAGAATGGCCAGACCGTAAAAGTTTAATTAAGCGTATGCAAGCAGGTCCCATTGGACAGTTTATTGATAAACTTATAATGCTTGAACTCCCTGAACCCTTTGCTGTTTACTTTAAACAGGTATCACAAATGGAAGAAAAAGATATAGAGAAAGGTTTACAGTCTGGTGAGCTTCCCACTATACCTGCAATTATTAAAGCTTTCCTGCAGTCTGGTGGTCAGTTAGAAGAAGAGGACAAAGCAGGGGATGCTGAAGTACAAGAGACTTTGGCTAAGGTTCAGAAACTGGTTGCTGAAACTGCTTTAACTAAAGAAAAGACTGAGTCTGAAAGCGTCCAACAAGAAGTGTCCCGGGCCGGGGTTGGATTTGATGAGAAAAAGCTTAAAATGGAAGAGGCTAAAGTTATTCAAGATATTAAAAATGACATGGCAGAACTTAAACAAAGCTGGGACCAATTTATTATTAGTACAACTGCAGATTTAAAAAAGGAAGAGATTAAAGCTAAGAGTGTTGATAACCAAGATTTAAGTAATCCTAAATCACCTAAAAAATCAAGTAGTAAACGTGGATCTAGTTCTCCAAGGGAGAAAGGTCTGAAATCAAACAATAAACCTAAATAGGAGGAAATTATGCCAACGATAGAAGAAAGAGGTTTTATTCATTGTCACATTCATAATATTTATTATATGACAGCAACACCGTCTAGTAAATGTCCTATTTGTGATAATCTATTACTTCTTGATAAAGCTAGCAAAAGTATCAAGAGACTTCAAACTAGTATTAGGAAATTGAGGAAGGAGAATAAACTTGCCGCTACTGAAGTTGAAAAGTATCGTAAAGATGTTGAAGCTGATACTGAGGAGAAAGAAGGGAGCATCTAATGCCGCTATATGACTGTGAATGTATAGAATGTGAAAATACAGAAGAGTTTATTCTCACTATTGTTGAATCTGAAGACTATCAAGTATGTTCTGAGTGTGGGGGAAATATGCTTAAGATCATAACTGCTTCTGGACAATACTGTGGGAACCAGGATGCTTCTTGGCTTAAATGTGTTCCAGATGTAGTAGATCCTGAAATGGGTCCGGCTGCTGCAGAATTTAAAAAGAATCCCACCCGTTCAAATCGTAAAAATTGGATGAAAGAAGCTGGTGTTCGTCCATTAGAAAATAATGAACAGATGAAGCCTGAAGCAACAAATACAGATAAGGTACATGAAAAAGTTATGCGAAGACATCAGGAACGTATGACTGATACAGAATACAGGAGAAGGTCTGAACGTATTTTGAGGGATGGACATCTTGTTTAAACATATTTATAATTAAAAGAATGAAAGGAATGAATTATGTTAGATGAAAATGGGACGGAAATAATTGAAGAGGATTCGTCTTCCTCTGACGCTATCGACACCAATGATAAGAGTGCAGAAGAAGTGCATGAAGATTTATTGGAAGAACCACTTGAATCAGCAGATCTCATTAGTACTACTGAGTTTTCAGCACCAGTAGTAGATGATACGTCGAAGGACGATAAAACTGATCTAACTGATGAAGAAGAGAAAGCAAAGAAGGAAAGTGCTGACAGTGACAAAAAACTATCTGAGGAAGAAATTGCTAAAGTTGATACTACTTTTCAAGACAGTCCCCGGTTTCAAGAGTTAAATACTCAAAAGAATGAAGCTGTGGAAGCTAGAAAACAAGCTGATATTAAAGTTGATAATCTTTCAGAACAGGTAGGAACTCTCACTGAGTTAGTAAAAAGTTTTGGTGGTAAAAAAGGTGCTGGTGAAGAAAAAAGTTACAAGGATGTCCTTCAAATGAAAGACGAGGAGATCATTGAGAACTTTGAAACAGATCCAAAGGGTTTTTTAGCTAATTTCGCTCAACAAATTCATCATGATATTAGTAAGGACCTTACTGCTCGTGGCCAAAAGAACGATGCAGTAAGTCAGAAAAAGGCTAATGAACAAGCTATTAATGATCTTTATGCTGATTATGAAGAGAAAAACCCGGATTTTGTTACAGCATGGGAAGCTGGGACTATCCAGAAGTATATGAAGGAAAATCCTGGTAATACTCCCATTTCTGCGCACCGTATTATAAAAGCTGATAATTCTGATAGGGATTTTGAAGCTGAAAAAGCAAAGGCTGTAAAGGAAGCTACTGATAAAGCTGTAGCAGACGCCACTAAAAACTTTAAGGCGAAACAATCATCTAGAACAATTTCAGGTGGACCCGGTGGAGGGTCACAAAAATCTGTAAGTAAAACTTCTGCCGATTTAGCTGATACAAAACAACATGGTGGATTAATGCAAGTTTTAACTCAGCGATCGCTTGCTCGAGAAAAAGCTGCATAAGTCTATTTAGGAGGATTAATCATGGCTTTAACTTTTGAGGAACTGGAATCAATCACTAATGATTATTTCATGGCCGATGGAAAGAAAGCTGTCGATATTTATTTTGACACTTCTTTTCTGCTCAATTACCTTATGAAACAGAAAAAAGGTATTTGGGAACGTCCTGATGGTGGTCGCAGAATTCGTATTCCACTGGAATATGATGGACAAGAGACTGCCTTTTATTCACGCGGTGATACAGTAAGTTCGGATGATCGTGAATCGATCAATGCGGCTTTCTTTGAATGGCGTCATGCTTACGGTAATGCTACCGTTTATCGTATTGATGAACTTAAGAATTCCGGCCGTTATGCTGAGGTCCAGATGGTTGCACAAAGAGCTGCTGGCGCTCAGAAATCCCTCACGAAACTTCTGGCAGATTCTGTTTATGATGATGCTGGTACTGGAGCAACACGTCTAACCGGTTTATTGGCTTGTTGTAATGAGACCACAACCACTGCTTATGGGGACATTCAGGAAGCTGATTTGGTTTCTAATGATGGTACAACTCCATGGGAAGGTAAACGTACCACGACTACAGAAGGTATTGGCCTTAACGTTATTAGAACAATGGCGTCTACTGCTAAAACCCGTGACGGTAAGGGCGGCAAACCAGATCTTATGGTTACCACAGAAACTCTGTGGAATGTTATAGCGGACATTCTTCAGGTACAACAGAGATTTACAAATTCCGCTGCTACTGCCAAAGCCGGTTTTACGGGACTTAATTTTGAGGGAAAAGATATCTTTCCTGATGATTATTGTCCCTCTGGAACAATGGCTGCCATTAACTCCATGCATTGGGGTTTTGCTGTTCATCAACGTGGTATGATGATGAGAACGAAATGGAAAGTCATTCCGGAATCTCCGGAAGATCGTTCCATGAAAATTTTCTTTGATGGCAATCAGGTCTGTAACAATCGTAAAGCTCACCTGGTACATACAAATTTGAGCTAAATTATTAAACCCCCTGGTGAAAAATCTTACCCACAGGAAGCGTGGTCGCCAGGGTTTAAGCTTCCTTATCCTATAAGGAGGATATTATGAGTAGACCACTGAAGAGAACTGGTTGGGGGCACGGTATTTATGCAACCTCTAACTCAAAAAAGGAAATGGTCGGTACCTATCGTATGACGCAGGACAATCGTGGTTTTCGTTACATTCTAGCTGGTGCTGCAGATATTGCTGTTGCCGTATCTACAAGTTCTGTTGCAGAAGCTGATGGTAATTTGCTTGATGAAGCTGTTGGTTCTGGGGAGGCTGCTGCAATTGGCGATGTAACTATTGATTTTACTGCTGGAGGGGCTACCACTCTTACATTGGACGAATTGGAAGGTGGTTTTTATTGTGTAAATGATGCTACCGGTGAAGGTCAGATGCGAAGAATCGTTGGTAATCCTGCGTCAACTGGAACAGCAATAACTATTACAATTGATGAACCACTGAAAGTAGCAACTGTAGTTAGTACAACTCAGCATACTATTATTCTTAACCCCTGGTCGAAAGTCGTTATTTGGGCAACCAAAGACTTTTTCCCAACTGGAGTTCCTCAGGTTGCGGTTCCCACTACTGAATACGCCTGGGCTCAAACCCATGGATGGGGAGCAGTATGGATGGATGAAGCAATAGCAGCTGGTTCTGCTGGTAAACATGGTACAACCGGTGGACAGGTCGAAATTCAAGATGGTTATACTGAACAGACTTTAGGTTATAACGGACCCTGTGTAGGTGTGGCTGCTGAATATTACCCATTCTTTTTTACGATTGACTAAACCCTAACCCCATAAGGAGATTATTATGAGACCTTACAAAGTGACCGGTTGGGGTCAGGAACTTTACGCAACTTCAATCGAAAAGAAAGAGGCCGTTGGAACACTCAGACGTACTCAAGACAATCGTCAGTATCGCTATATTCTTGCTGGAGGATCTGGGTTAGCAGTTGCTAAACTAACTTCTTCTCCCGCTGAGGCAAGTGCTCATTTACTTGATGAGAATGTAGCAGCTGGACAAGCTGCTGCAATTAGTGATACTCTTATTAAGTTTACAGCTGCAAGTGCTGTTTACTTTAAACCAAAAATGAATTGGAAGGTGGTTTCTATTGTACCAATGATGCTACTGGGGAAGGCCAGATGCGGAGAATTGCTGGTAATCCGGCCTCAGCTGGTACTGACATTGTTATAGCATTAGACGAGCCCTTACGTGTTGCTACTGTAGTTACTACAACTCAGCATACTATTATTCTTAATCCTTACTCTAAAGTAATTCTTCATGCAACTCAAGATTTCTTTTGTACTGGTGTCCCGCAATATGCTATTGCGACTACTCTTTATGGGTGGAGTCAAACACAGGGTTGGGGCGCATGTTTAATGGGGGCGTCTGATGAAGCCGGGGAATCCCTGACCCCCGATTCAAGTGATGGAGCAACCATTTTAAATGCTGGAGTTACTTCTATGCAGGTTGGTCATCTTGGTCCTTGTGTTGGAGTTGATACAGAATATTACCCGGTCTACTTCACTATGGAAACTGGTAGTGTTTAAACCCTGAACCGATAAACCCTCGGAAACGGGGGTTTATTTTTAAGGAGGGATTATGAAGAGTTTACAAAAATCCTGGTCTCAGGGATTGTATGAAGTTTCCGATGTTCGTAAGGAGTCTATCGGGGCACTCCGTATTCTTGAGGATGGGCGAAAATTCAGATACGCAAGAACGGGTTCATCTTTAGCTATTGGTATAGCTACGGAGGGTTCTGTCATTGCTCATGCTGATCTAACTGCTACAACTATGCCAAATGTGTCAATTGCTGGTAGAACATTTGATATTACTGCCGATAATGCTATAACGGAAGAAGAGAATCATTTTGCTGGTGGATTCTTTCAACAGTCTGAAGGCACTGGTCTTGGCAATAATCTTAAAATTCGCGGAAGTGGGGCAGAAATTGCAGGGACTGCTCTTCCAATAGCTTTGGAAGATGGTTTACCCGTTGCTGCAACAACTGCTGGATCAGCTTTAGGAACGATTCTTACTAACGATTATAGTTTTATTATAATTGCTACTACAATCACAAATCCAGTTCTTGGTATAACAATCATTGCAGCTACTGTTGCTAATGAGTATATGTGGGTACAAACTGGTGGGATTGGTTGTGCATCTTATGAAGGTGCATTAGCAGTTGGTCTTGCATTAATAGCTAGCACGGATAATGGTCAAGTAGGCACAATGGAAGAGGATATTGAAAACACTTCCCCTTGTATTGGGTATGTTATTAATACACCATCAGTTGATGAAAAATACTATCCCATAAAATTAACTATCGACTAAGGAGTCCATCATGGCATCAAGAGAATTTCATAGTGACTCCTGGAATCAGGGTATTTACGAAACATCTGCAGTTCAGTTAGAAGAACTGGGTGCACTTCGTATTCTTGAGGATGGGAGAAAATTTAGATATTCACAGTCCGGAGCTGCTATTACAGTTGGTAAAGCAGTCGAGGGCTCGGCAATCGTGGTAGCTAATTTGACTGCCCAAACTGTCACTGCAGGTATTGCAGCTGCTGCTAGTACTTTCGTCTTTACTGCTGGGGGTGCTTTATCATATGCTGAGAATTATTTTAAAGGTGGTTTTTGGCAAACCTCAGAAGGAACAACTGGGGGTGCTCAAAGTCGTAGGATTGAGGGTAATACCGCTATGGCTGCAGGAGTTACCACTACTATTACATTATCGGATCCAATAACAACTATAGTGGATGCTGCTGCTAAGAATACTATTATGGCCAATGAGTATGTATATGTTATCACAGCAGCCACGATTACAAATCCCGTTCTTGGCGTTCAGGTAATTGCTGCTAGTGGGGCCGCTGAATTTACTTGGGTTCAAACTGGTGGTCTTGGATGTGCTCTTATTGCCTCAACTCCTGCTATTGGCGTAGCGTTAATCGCAAATGCTGTTGATGGTGCTTTAGGCGCAGCTGAGGATGATATTGCTAATACTTCTCCGGTAGCGGGTTACGTAACAAATATTGCTGGAGCTGATACTAAATATTATCCAGTAATGTTAACCATAGATTAAGGGAGGGTTAAAATGGCTTTAACTACGTCAAATTTACTTATCTTTTCTATGGGTAATCGACGGATGCACCAGTTTGATGCTGATTTTGATTCATCTTATCCTGATGGCGGGGAATCTCTTGATCTGGGTGCTATTCGTTTACGGGAAGTAAATATCATAATTATGAGTCCTAAAGATGGTTATTTCTTTGAATATGATTACACAGATGATAAGATAAAAGTTATGACACCAGTAGCAGAAGTTATTAGTTCCCTGCAAGCATCATTAGACGCTGGATCAACTACAGTAAAGTCTAATGCTGAAGACGGGAATATTATAACATTGACAGGTGATGCTGGTTTAAGTGCCTCTGCAGGTGGGGAAGTCGCTATTAATACTGACCTGTCTACCTTGACAGGGGTTCGTTGTTTAATCATAGGATATTAAGGAGAACTAGACAATGACTTCTTTCGCAATAGACACAATTGAAAAAACAGTCTTTGGTAATAAGCGTGTCACTTTTGGTAGAGTAACTTTAAGCAACGGTGATGTAGACGGTGAAATCAATACTAGTTTAAGTGAATGCGAAGTTTTTTTAATGCCTGGTGCAGAAAAATGGACTCAGTCAGCGGGAGTAGTATCAATCGCAACATTGGTTGATCCAGGTGCTGGTGGAGCTGGTACTATAGACTGGGTAGCAATCGGCAGATAAGGAGGCTAATCATGGCAATGGCAAGAGCAACAATCAATAAAACTATCATGGGTGATAAGCGAGTCCACTTCGGTACATATACTGTTGCTAGTGGGGATACTTCGGGAACAATTGACACTGGACTTGAAAACGAAGTAGAAGCTTTTATAATGAATGGTGCTATTTCTTTTACAGAATCTGGCGGCGTTATCACTTTTGGTGCGGGGACTTTCTTAGACGCTGCTGCAACTGTTACCGGTGGATGGATAGCAATCGGCAGATAAGGAGACTGTTATGACTACAGACGCTGCAAGAGAAACAATTGTTAAATCAGTTATGGGAAATTATCGCGTTCATTTTGGAACTTATAGTGCAGTTAATGGCGATACTGGTGGGGATATCAAAACTGATTTACGAGATGTTAGATGTTTTATAATGGATCAGTTAACAGGTTATACTGTCTCAAATGGAGTTGTTACTGCTACAATCCTAGATCCCGGTGCAACTATTACAGCAGGTTGGATGGCAATCGGTTTCTAATCCTTAAGGAGGTCTATTATGACGGCCGCCGAAATCGTTGCTGCTGTTCGTCGTGACATACGCGAGAAATCTTCGATTACTGTCAGTGATACTCAAATAAGCAGTATTGTAGCTTTGGGTGCTGATAGATTATGGGAGGCTCTCCTTAAATCAGATCCCACTAAGGGTAAGGAAAGAGTTTCCCTGTCTTCCACTACTAATGTTTTTGATTTCCCTTCCGATTGTAATAAAATTTATAAAGTTTGGGATATGAAGACCACGGCAGATGATGTCGAAGAAGCTAGTAATGCTACTAATATCGTTCTTACATTAACAGCACACAGTTTTGATGACGATATGATTGTTTTAGTTCATGATGTTGGTGGCAATACTGGTGCTAATGGCACCTGGCTTGTAGATGAAGCAGATACCAATGATCTTGAATTATCAGGGGCGGTTGGTGTTGCTTCTTGGACTTCTGGTGGTAAGATATTTCAGGAAAAGAATAATTTTACTGAGATGGTAGAAATTGACATTAATGAAGCTAGCTTCTCTAATGAGTGGAAATATTTTCTGAGAAGTGGGCAAATTGTTGTCGATTATCCAGATTTTTCAAATGATCTAATTTTAGATTATACAAGAAATTATTCAACTTTAACAGATATTCCTGCTAAATATCATGTGGGATTAGTTTCTTATGCTATTGTTAATTTAATGCGAATACCAGTACAAACTGCTATAAATTATGAAGATATTCGTAGTATGTTAGATTTTCATACATCAAGACTTAATACTATAATTGATTTAATTCATTCATCATTTGGACAATCATCAAGACCTAAAAGGTTACCCGATGCAGTACATTGGGACTGTTTATAATATGGGGGGATAAAAAATGAGTAATTCAGCAAAATATCCAGGTTCACAAGATGCTTCGGGTGTATTAGCAAGTGCTATTATAACTAGTGCAAGGTATTTAGTAAATGAATCTACTGCTAGTTTTTGGAGTGATGTTGAAATGTTAGCATGGGTTAATATGGGTATTTCAGATATTCAAACAAAAACGTGGTGTTTAGGTGGAATTGAAGCTGTAACACTAGTTAATAGTCAATTAGAATATACTTTATCGGATGATTATATAACTGTTGTAACTGTTCATTTAACAGTCACAGCTACAAAAGTAACTAAAGCTCTTTTAAAGGGACACCCTGGTATGGTCGGACAAGTTCCAGATCCTGGAGAGATTGTACATTGGTATGAATTTAATGGTAAATTAGGCCTATATCCTATAATGACAGATGTTACTGGATATACTTGTAATTGCTATACAGTAGTACCAACTGATTCAATAGCATCAGGCGCAGCAGTTGGTATTCCACAATGGTTCGATTATCCACTTGTTTTATTTGTTGCAGCTAAAGCATTAATGAAAGATAATGAAATGGAATCTGCAGCTGCTGCTATGGCAGAATATAAAGACATTCTTAGTGGTTATACTAATGAACTTATGATAAAAGCTCCAGAGAATAAACCTCCTTATGCAGAAAATCAACGATAGGAAGTTAATATGGCTACCAAAATAGATCCTAAATTATATTCGGATAATCATTTAAATGATGTCCAGTTTTCTTTTGAAGGTGCTTGGCAACCTGATTATGATCCAGCTAAAATTGGACCAGAGAATTTTCAAACACTTAGAAATTTAAGATATATTGACGGTGGTATTGAGGGGGTTCTAGGTTATACCAAAATAAATACTACTACTGCAATAGCTGATTACACTAAAATATGGAATGGTTTTCATTATAGATCACGATCACAAACTTCTTATGTTTTAGTTCATGCTGTTAAACCCGCTGATGGTCAGGGAATCGTATACCAGAATCAAACTGCAATACCAAGCCAAGGAGATTTTGAAGCTACTGCTTTACATACGGACACAGCAGTTAATCTTTTAGGTAGATTTTCTGATGCTCCTGGTGGGGGAGTTGCTTATTGTAATGGTCAAGAAAATTATATCTGGAATGGCGATGATATGAGAGTTAGTGGGTTTTTTCGATGTACTACTAATGCTGGTGTTGGTGCTGAAGATTTTACTGATGAAATGAACAATACTTTAGAAGAGACTGACGAAGAATGTAAAGTTGCTGTTGGAGCTAAACCATTTTGGTTTGTGTTTTCTACTAGACCATTAACTGGTGTATATCATGGTATTGCTGCTAAAAATAATCAAGCTTCAACAATGACGGGTTTTTATTATAATGGTACAGCATTTGGTGCTGTAGCTAATCTAGTTGATGGGACTACTTATGGTGGGGCATCTGGATGGAATAGTGCATGGGTAACATTTGATGCTCAAACAGATGCTGCTCCATTTCATTTTGAAGGTTTATATCTATACGCTTATTATTTTACAATTGATGCGGGGACAACTCTTTCTTTTTCTCATATATATTTAAGAGCTCCCTGACAAAAAATGCTTGACGTATGGGATGGTGTTTATAGACAGTCTATTCAATGTCAATTAGATAATGATTCAACTGGAGGTTTAGAAGATTATACTTTACCTGTTAATTTATCCACTACTCTTGATTTTCCAATAGGTTGTGAGTTAGCTGGTGTAACTGCTAGTGATACATTATATATTATGTTTGAAGAAAGAATGTCTGGAATTAAATTTATTATGGTATCAAGTTTAGTAAATCTTAATGCCTCTACTATGACAGTTAAATATTTTAATGGGACTACTTATGCTGCTGTAACAGATGGGGATGATGGAACAGATGTTGGAGGAGATACTTTAGCTCAATCAGGATTAGTTTCATGGGCTCCCCCGACTACTATTTTAGAAAAAAAACAAACAGCATATGGTACTACTGGCTATATGTATGAAATAACTTTTAATAATACACTTAGTGGTGCTGAAGCTGACGAATCCATTGTTATTGATATAATAAATGGTATTCCAGCTCAAAAGAAAATTAGACCTTTTGAATTCTCAGGTTTATTTAAAAGTCGTCTTATGAGGGGTAATTTCCTTCCAGGTAAAGAAGGAAATAGAATGGACTACACTTCTAAAGATGCTGCTGAAGTATGGAACGGTTGGGACTCTTCAATGGACGGTCTTCAAAGTCTATATTTTGGTGGTATGGACGATCTTACATGTTCAGTACAACTTTATAATAGATTCGGATCCAAAGTATATGCAGTGTATGTAGTTTTAAAAGATAACGAGACATATATTTTAGATGGGGATAGTCCAGAAGATTATAAAATATATCCCGTATCAAAAAATGTAGGATGCCCCGCACCACTAACATTAGATACTACTGAATCTGGTTTTAATGCAGAGGATAATGTCGAAAGAAATGTAGCTATTTGGTTGTCCTACAGTGGACCAGTTATGTTTGACGGTGCTGTTCTGAAATCAATAAAAGGAATTGATACTTATTTTGGTCCTAATTCAGCTACCACAGTAGACACGGATAATATAGATAAAGCTAGAGGTTGGGTTGATAAGACTTATAACGAATATAATTTGCTGTTACCTGTAGGTGCTACTCAAACAACTTGTAATACATGGTTAGTATATGATCTTGAAAGAAAAAAATGGTTTGAAAAAATTCCAACTACTACTATCCCACAATGTGGTTTTCCAGTAAATTCATTGACTGGTGTAGAATATATTTATGCTGGTAACGCAGCTGGTAGGGTAATGCGTTTAGAAAATGGAGCTACATGGGACGGTTCAAATATTGCTGCAACACTTAAAACGGGGGACTTCTTTCCGTCAGAAAATATTTGGCATAAAACAAGAGTTAGATATCTTATGCTTGCTGCTAAAAAAACTGCTGAAGCTATAAGTGTTACGGTTTCTCATTCTACTGATACTAATTCAATTGCAGTAAGTACAGCTACAGTAACTCTTACTAAAGGGGCAAGTACGGAACGTTTAGTTAGAAAAGCTTTTCCAATAGATAAACTTGCTTGGGCTCATTCTTTTCAGTTTCAAGCAACTGGTGGAGCTGCTACATCAATACCAGGTTTTAAACCAATAGCATGGGGTATAAGATATGAATATGAAAGACATCTACTGGATTAATTATGGAAAAAGAACGTAAAATAGATTCAGATGAAAATCTCTATTTAAAGAATAGGGATAATCCTAATTGGCCTTTAGCTGTAGGATCTAGAAAGTCCCAAGTACCATTAAAAGCTGACCCCCCTCAGGTTTCATTTAAACAGCAACGTGGAATAAGATAATGAATGCCTCCGAAATAAGAGCACTGGTTCGTAGAGATATAAAAGAACCTTCCCCTGTCACCGTTAGTGATAGTCAGATTGATGATATTGTAGCTTTAGGATCAGATCGTTTATGGGAAGCAATTCTTAATTCGGATCCTACTGGGGGATTA